AACTCACTGCACCAAACACAAGAAGCAACAAAATTCCAATCGTTAGCGAATCACTCAAGCCGTTCATTTCTGGTCGGATGGTAGGAGATTCTTCTGGCCAAAGGACCGCAAGGGTAAAGACCCACGAGTCCAAAGGCCTCGCAAGGGTAAAGACCGCAAGGGTAAAGACCCACGAGTCCAAAGGCCTCGCAAGGGTAAAGACCGCAAGGGTAAAGACCGCAAGGGCTAACAAGAAGGAGCAAGCAATCCATTTTGTTCTAGCAACAAATCAACGCTGCTCACTTCGCAAATTCCCCTTTGAAGAGCATACGAGAATGTATACGTTCCATCTGGATGTTTCCAAGACGCTACACACAATTGTTTTACACTTGAAGAAGGTGCTTCACGTGCGAGAGAATATACGTGCGTACTTACAATACTAATACAATGCTTCTTTTCCCAAAGTTGTGAACAAAAGGCTTGACTTGTGCGAATCGCATCCGGAGGATTTGTACTATGAAACAATTCATCGTAGAGAATCAAGCCTTTTCCATCCGTTTTGTGTAAAATGTTTCGAGCAAACTGGATTTCTCTTTCAAACATACTTACCTCTCCAGGCATATCGTTGAGTCGAAGGCCGTCTGCGATCCATGTAAAATGGGAGAGTTGCATTTTGTTTGCAAATGCAGCACCAACCGCATGAGCAAGACGAACATTCAAAAGAATTCCTCGAAGAATACTGGATTTTCCACCACGATTGGGTCCTGTGAGAATTGCGTGATTCTGCACCGAGCCTTTTCCTAATCGGAAGGAACTTGTCACACGACGATCCATAGGAATGAGAGGATCACCAAACTCTTTGAGAAGAAGAACAGGTTCCTCACTATCCACAAACTCCACAGGATGCACATCCTCTCGCTCCGCAAGACGCCAGAGAAATTCAAATCTCCCTAAGGCTCGAAGAAGATGCACCATCCAAAACGGTGTATCAAGAACAAAGGAAAATGCTTCTCGTGAATCGTTCGGGCAAAGAGAAATCCAGGAAGACAACCAAGAAGGGAGCCAGCGATTCCATTTCTTGTAGATCGAAACCGCTTCCTCCTTTAACAAAACAACGGAATGTCCAAGTTCCATAGAAGTGACGTCGAGTTTCATAAAATGACGAGCTTGTTGAATCGGTTGCCACAGAGCTTGCCCAAGTGTCACAACGGTCCATCCATTTTGAAAGAGTTGTTTCATTTGTAAAATAGGATCTTTCGGTTGTTCAGGAGGTGGAAGAAGAAGTTCTTCAGGAGTTCTCGGCATAGGATGGCCGTTCCAAATTCTCCAAAGAATCTTGCAATATTCTGTAAAATGGATATCAATTGCATAAAACGTTTTCAAAAGAATATAAGGCATGATCCAGGAAATGAGAGGAAGAAGAATACTCGCTGTCGGGACAACATAGGATTTGTAGATCGATAGAAACAGGAGAGCAAAGGGAACAGAGTTCAGAGTGGACCAAGGAGATCCTGAAAAGCGAACTTGGCTATAGCTTTCCGTCTCTGTCGTTGTAGGAGGACGAAGAAGAGGTTCCAGAGTTTCAACAGACTTTGTGACGAGAGACCAGTTCGGTGCTTTTTCATCATGAAGATGTGCTTTCAAACTTCGAAAGCACGAAGATCTTGAACGACATTGCATAAGATTTGTAGGCCATCGAGACACAGATTCCTCCGCTTGAAATTGCGTGTAGGGATTTGTAATCCCAAGAGTTTGCTCGAGAAACAAAGCGTCCATCTATCCCTTTCCTTGGTAGCAAAACTTGAAAGCTCTACGCAGCCTAAACCATGAGTCCCTATAGTAAATACAATGGCGACCTCTAGGAATGAATCGTATGCAACAATTGCATCGTTGCCAGCATCTGTAACACCCGTACAAGCACCTTCTTCAGATGTTCGCGACGAAATTCATGCAATTTTCACACTGTTGCAACAATGTCAGAAAACAATCCCAGAAGATCTTTTAAGAAACATTGAACATATAAGACCGGAGTTAGAACCTTTCCAAGGAAGTGGTGGGTTTCGAACCGGTGTTGACAAATCCCAAGCTGTTCGATCTTTTGGAGGCCAAAAGGAAGCGGTTGGGAATTCTTGGCGAGGAGGGCGTTTCTCCAATACATCCATGAGTCCATCCAATTCCTTTTACAACAACAACGACTCTCCAAAGAACTCTCCAAAGCCTGGAGACAAGGACGATGGATTTCGAGGATCCTCTTCGAAGTTAGGAACGCAGAGACATTCCATAGGAAGTTCTATGGGAAATTCTATGGGAAGAAACAATTCCAAAGGATCCTTCTATGCAAATGACGAGTCGACCTCCTCAGGTTCTTTGAGCACTTCCACGCCACGAACACCTGTTGGGCGGTACCAGAGTAAATTTACAACAGAAGGGAATTTAGACCATAAGATTTTAAACACAGTTATTGGAAACAAGTTGAATGCCTTTACACCACTTACATACAACGACACTCGAGATTTCATTTATCAAATTATGGATAGTGGAGAAACAGAATTCAGTAAAGATTTTGTAGAAAAAGTATTCCAGAAAGCCACACAAGAAGAGATTTATTGTGCATTGTTTGCAAAACTGATTGCGGAAATCGCTCACCGGTATCCGGTGATGTATACGGAAATGAGAAAGTACCATAGTCAATTCTTGGAAATCTTCGATAATGTGCAAGAGGATAGTACTGCGGAGTACAATGTGTTACTTCGACAAAAACAATATCGAATGGGCTATGGCCAATTCTTGTCCGAACTTGCGTGTTTGAATACATTGGAAAAGACGGATTTGTTTGCAATGGTCGAGCGTTGTATGGCAAGAATTTGGTTTCTCACCTCCGAACCATCGAAAGAGAAGGTGGTAGAGGAATTTGTAGATTGCCTCGTCCGGCTTACAAAGGCCTTAAAACAGAAATCCCCCAAATTCTTTGGAGAAGTGAAACAAGATCTTGGATCGCGTATTCTGGAAAAGGCAAATGCTTTGCTTTCCAAGAAAGCTGGAGATCGCCCTAGTCTAACTCCGAAAGCTCACTTTGGTTTATTAGATTTAACTGAATTAATTCTACCCCCGCTATAGAATGGCAAATCGTAAGACTCGTCGTGCAAGTAAGGGATTGTTTGGTCGCGTCTATTCCCCTCTTTTTCACCTGGTCGAAGCCAGTCGTAATGTTGGGAAGTCAGCCTTCAAGCGTTCAGGTGGCGTCGTGAACAGTGGCTTGGGCTTTCTGCAGAACACCGGCAGCAGTGTCGCCAAGCATGGAGACCAGATGGTTTCTAACATTCTGTCTCGCAAGAACCGCAAGAATCGCAAGGGCAGCCGTAAGAACCGCAAGAACACTCGCAAGAACCGTCGCAACTAAGCATATAGTTTACTAAAAAAAGCTTTTTTCATGATACAATGTACTATGAAAAAAGTTGATAGAGCGTACCCTAGCCATGGAAAGGTCCCTCCATTGAAAATGACCCAGAATCCTAGAATCATGAAGGCGTCTCCAAAAGAAGAAAAGAACACAAAAGAGAAACAAAAGAATAAAAAGCGTGGTGGTCCTCGTGACGATGATGATGATGTAGATGAACATGGAAATCTAAAAGGGTTTATTGATTATGATATGGATGCAGATTCAGAATATGATTCAGATATAAGTTTTACAGCCTCCGAACAAAGAAAATTGAAGAAACATGGAATTTTACCAAAAAGCTTGAAAAAGGAAGTACAGCGTTCATCAAAGAAGAAGGAACCTGAGATCAAGCACCGTCTACGAAAGAAGAAGGACGTTCAAGAATCAGAGGAAGAGGAGGTTGTGAAGAAATGCTCCAAGAAAGGCTTTACTCCAAAGCGAAAGATGGTTGTGGAATCTTCCACAGAGGAGGAGGAGGAGGAAGAAGAGGATGAAGAAACTCTTGGAAGTGAGGACACAGATACTGATATGGAAGAGGATGACGATGAAGACTATGAGGATGAGGAAGAGGAAGGTAATAGCAAATCTGGATTCAAGGGAATTTCCATCATGATTGGGGATGGTGGTGGATTTGAAGAATCAGAACGTATGGTACCAAAGCGTCATAACATGAAGAAGGAATCAGAAGAAGTCAAGAAGTTTGTAAAGCTTGTTTCAAATCCTACAGAGGAGGAAACGATTGATGATCACATTGATCAATTCAAGTCGATGGATATTGGAAAACAGCAGAAGATGTTGGCTGCAATGGAGCGACAGTCCGAATTTGTGAAGAAGGAACAACCGCTGATGTTTCGTCTTCTCCAGATGAATTTACCAGCAGAAACAATGGGAATGGTGATGTCTCGATACAACGCCTTGAATTCCATGGATCCTTCGACCGGAGAATATTACAAGATGCGATCTTGGATGGAGAAGCTTGTATCGATGCCGCTTGGAGTATACAGAGAACTTCCTATTCGTTTGGAGGAAGGACCAGAAGCCTGTGTGCCCTTCATGGAAAAGGCGATGAAATCCTTGGAAGAAGCAATCTATGGCCAAGAGGAAGCAAAATTACAGATTATGCAATTCATTGCGAGTAAGATTGCAAATCCAACAGCGTCAGGGTTGTCTCTCTTGCTCATCGGTCCTCCTGGTATTGGAAAGACGAGTCTCATTAAGAATGGAATTGCAAAAGCACTTGGATGGCCCTTTCAGTTTATCAGTCTTGGTGGTGATAGCGATGCAACAACGTATACAGGCCATCAATTTGTCTATGAAGGAAGTCACTGTGGCAAAATTGCAAACTGTGTCGCTGCAGCAAAATCGATGTCACTCGTCATGATGTTTGATGAACTTGATAAGATCAGTGCAACAGAGAAAGGTCAAGAAATCCAAAATCTCCTCGTTCATATCACAGATCCTGTTCAGAACATGTTGTTTGAAGACAAATACTTGTCGGGAATTCCACTTGATTTGAGTCGGACGATGTTTGTATTTAGTGCAAACGATCCAAACAAGATTGACAGAGTGTTGGCAGACCGTATGATTACAGTGAATCTGAAGGGATATGAACAGAAAGAGAAGTTGAGTATTGCAGAACAGTATTTACTCCCAGCAGCATTGAAAGAGGTGAATTTGATGGAGAAAGTTGCTGTATCACGAGAAGTACTAGAACATATTATAAAGACGTATGCGAGTGAGGAGAAAGGTGTAAGAGAGATGAAGAGATGTATTGAACAAATTGTACAACGCATCAATATGTTGCGAATGTTTAACGTGAAGGAACTGCCCTTTCATGTTCCAAACTTCTCCTTGCCGTATGTGTTGAAGAAAGAGCATGTGGATTTGTTTCTGAAGAAAACAGAAGCGAAAACCAATGATCTTCCTGCAGGCATGTACACCTAGAGATCCCCTTCGAGAATGAGAGAAATATCAGTGGATCTATCTTTTTTTACAGAAGGTTGTACAGTGAGTTGTGTAGAAGTCTGTGTAGAAGTCTGAGTTGGGAAAAAGCAAGAGTCTTGCATACTCCGAGCTGTCATGAGAGCAGAGAGCTCTTTTCCAAGAGTTCCATTTGTCTGAGATGGTTTCTCTCCAGAAATCTTACAAGGCCCACCTGCAAAAAATTTCTTGGCTTGACACTTTGACATTGGGGACTATTCTAAACCAGAGTTTAGAATGGAATCTTGGTATACAGTACTTTCGAAATGGATTGTATCTGTTATATTCTTCGGAGCTGTTTTTCTAGCAATTCTCTTTTACTTTGGATACTCTCCTATGGAGAAAAACGAGAGACCCGGCCCCCAGATATCTATAGGAAACTCTGGTTCTACCGAAGGTTCTAGCGTTACCAAAGGTTCTAGCGTTACCGAAGGTTCTAGCGTTACCGAAGGTTCCAGCATTCTGCAAGGGTTTGAAAACCCAAACATGGAACCAACACGGGCATCAGATTGCAATTGTCTTTCTGGATATATCCCTACCAAAAACGAAGAAACCTCTACATATCGCTGTATGAATCTATCGTATGATGAAGCAGAAGAAGGTGACTTGGAATTCCGTCCTTGCTACTAGCCTTTTGCCTTTTTCTTTATTTCGAAACCCTTCTGTACATTGTAATATAAGTACTAGCGTCCAAAGTTGGAAGCTTTCCTTTTTGTAATTCATACGTAGTCTCATCATCGTAGTGAACCCATACTTCTTTCACAGGATGGCGAGCGTGGCAAGTATAATGACCACCACCAGAACTTCCATGATGATGAATCGTGCTATACAATTCATACGGTTCTACCCGACTCACTTCGGGAGAGTTGTCCACAAAGAGATTTGAGAAGGTGGTGAGAAAGGGAATCTGAACATGTGTGTTGATACGTCTTCCATTGGAAGAATTCCGTTTCAAAACAACAATCACCCAAGTTCCAAGACGCCATATCTCCTGTTTCACAGTTGCACGAGTTCTGGTAGGTTTGCATGTTTCACATGCATAATCTTCAATCTCATCACCTTCTCCTTCTTTCACCAAAAGATCCACAAGGCTGAGAGGTTCTCCAGATCTTTCTGGAACAGACACTTTGAGCATGTTGAAGGATTCCCAGGAAAGACTCTTCTTTGTGCAGGTGTCACATGTAACAGTTCGCATTTGCAAACCAAAGAGGAGTTCCACGAAAGGAGAATAAGAAGTCTGGAACAATCGTTTCCAAGCTTCGAGAGCCTGTTTCACAAGTGGTTTGGAAGATGCCCTGGAAGAAATATTCATAGAAACTTCTTCCGAAAGTGCTTCATGAAATTGATCTAGGAGAAATACAAGGAATTCATGTGCATCATGAGGAATTGGTCTTCGAAATTGATCAAACCCTGCCCGAATTGCAGCAGGAATCATAGATCCCCAGAAAGGCTTCGTATCGACATGAGACTCTGATCCGTTCCAAAGACTTTTCACGAGAGTTCCGTAGTTTTCTAAAAGAGTTGTTTGTTCTGTTGTTTTCTTTTTTTTGAGCAAAGGGATATGTTTTTCTTGGAGGAGAAACATGGTAAAATCAATCTGGTGGCGGACTGCTTGGAGAATCGAATTGCCATAACACGTATTTCCTATATTTCGAAGGCCTACTATTCCATTGGTAGAAGACTCCATGTGTGGGGGACTACTTCTAGATGCGTTGAGAAGTTTCAATTTTTTACGTATAGATTCAACAGCAAATGTCTGAAAACAGGATCTATCAAAGAGTCTATGGTGTAGGACTTCTCGACGATCTGCACAATTATTTCCCAGCACTCCTCTACGACCAAAACAGGTTTCAGACTCTTCCTGAAGCGTTTCAATATGTAAGAGAACAAATGTTTTCACGTTTTCAACCTCTAGAACATGAACCATCTACAGAGCTTCCCTCTCCACCAACACATTTACCTCCACCGTCTTTTGCACATACTGCACCCCCACTATCCTATAGACATCCTCGCACTCGTTCAAGTGCAAGAAGAAATGATACGTCTCGTCAAGGAAATCCTATCAGTATTGAATCACTTTCGTTTGAAAATGAAATAGAAGTAGAAAACAATCTATCTTCTGTTGCACTTTTATTAAATCTTATGAATCAAGGAATCTCTCAAGAAAGAACATCACAGCAAAGATCTGCAGATGCGTGGAGAGCGTTTCGTTCCCCTGTTCTTGTTGTTCCATCTGCTGCGGATATTAGTGGAAACACCGAACTTGTACCAGGATCTCCAACTCTCACAACGATCTGCACAATTTGCCAAGATAGAATGTTTCCTGCTGAAACATGCAGACGTTTACTTCCTTGTCAACATACATTCCATCAAAGCTGTATTGATCAATGGTTTGAACAAAATGTTCGATGTCCCACGTGTCGACACGATATTCGTGAAAGAGTACCTGTACAGCCAGTATCTACAGATACACAAAGTACTAATTAGTATATCCACGGAGCGTACTAGAAGAACATTCTTTCATTCGTAGACGTTGTTGAGCAGTACGAACATCCTCGATCGTATTCGCATGTTTCATATCTTTCTTGAAAAGCATTCCAGCATTATCCCTTTTCTTGAAAGCATCAGATGCAGTCTTTCCAGAAAGACGATTCGCACTTGCAGCGGCAGTATGTAACTTCTGATGTTTAGGATCGGTTGGCATTTTACTTATAGATGTTAAAAAGTATTTAGGTCAAAAAAGGAATCTACTATGTTCTGATTTTTTACACAATCAATTTGCTAATATCCTGAGGCATCGGCTTGATGTTGAGTCCAAAGGTTTCCACCAAATCCTTCAGAACAGGCTCCTCCTCTGGAAGAATGAGATTGATTGCAGTCCCCTTCCTTCCAAATCGTCCTGAACGACCAATGCGATGGATATAGTTCTCGCGGTTCGAAGGCAATTCGTAGTTGATCACCAAGCTCACTTGTTGGACGTCAATCCCACGAGCGAGAAGATCCGTACTGATCAACACACGCGTCGCACCTGTGCGAAACTCATTGAGACGGCGTGTCCGCTCCGTCTTTTCCATCTCACCATGAATGCAAGAGATTGGATACCCCTGTGCACTCATCTTCTCCATGAGTAACTCAGCCTTTTGACGCTTGTTACAGAAGATCAACGCTTGCGTAATATTCAAATGCTTGTAAAGATCACAAATACATTCAAACTTGTGATCCTCTCTCTGGATATCAATGTAGAATTGGTCAATTCCATCAAGAGGAACTGCTTCAGGATTCATAAGAATTCGAACAGGGTTTCGTAGAATTGTATTTGCGACTTCGATGACTTCTGATGGCATTGTTGCAGAGAAGAGTGCAACTTGGGTTTGTTCTGGAAATCCTTTCTGAAGAATACACATGACTTGCTTATAGAATAAATCTTCCAACATCTGGTCTGCTTCATCCATAATAAGAACACGGATGTTGCTTCGATCTAATACATTTCGGTTTACAAGATCATAAATTCTTCCAGGAGTTCCAACGATGAATTGAGCACCTCCTTCAAGTGCCTTCATGTTCTCTCGAACGTTTGATCCACCAATTGCACACAACACCTGTAGCTGCATATAGCTACCGATGGTTGTTGCAACCTTTGCGATTTGATCTGCAAGTTCATGTGTATGCACAAGAATTAAGACCTGAGGAGCTTTAATGCTTGGGTCCACACGTGATAAAGAACCAATAACAAAGGTTCCAGTCTTTCCCGTGCCAGATTGAGCTTGGGCAATGATGTCACGTCCCTTACTCATAGGGATAATCGCTTTTCCTTGAATTCCGCTCGGCCTCTCGAAACCAAAGGAATAGATACCACGCAGAAGAATATCTGGCAGCTCCATGTTGTCAAAGCTCTTGACACTCTCCACATCTGGTGATTCAACAAAATTGGTCGTTTCTATAGTTGTCATCTTGACTAAAGGTGTGGACTTGACTTAAGCCGCCAACTGAAATTCATTTTTTAGGAAAGTCCTTTTTGGAAAAAGTTGATATATTTGAAACAATTCTATACAAGTCCTACAGAGAATGGCAGATGACGATGGATCTTTTGTCGGTGGCGATGAGTTTGATGATGGTATCGAGGAATTGTTAGAGGAGGAAGTGTTGGTAGAAGATGTCCAACCGCAACGAGAAGATCCTCTCTCTGCTCTGTTGAAACACCATCCCGAATGTGTATTAGAATATGCAGAAGATATTTCATCAAAGATTCCATTAGTCACATCACCTCCTTTTACACGTGACAAGAATCATGCAACAGTTCCATTCCTAACACAATATGAAAGAACAAAAATTCTAGGAATGCGTGCAAATCAATTGAGTCAAGGTGCACGCCCATACATTTCTGTTCCAGACTATATTACAGATGTTTTAGAAATTGCAAGATTAGAACTTGCACAACGTCGTCTTCCTTATTTGATTCGTAGACCAATGCCAGATGGGACTCATGAATATTGGAGGCTTTCAGATCTTCTGATCCTATAGTAATGGATAAGTCTCCTCCACCCAAAAGTTTAAAAAATGCAGTGGTTCGTGGAATCCACAAAGGATTTCAAAGAGGATTCAAAAATGTTCCACGGCAATTGTTTTCTACCATTGGAAGTCCTTCCTCCAATTATTCAAAACCAACTCCCTTCAAAAGTCTTGCAGTAGAAGATGAAGATATTTCCGAACTTTTAAAACAGAATCAACAAGCTGCGTACGATAGAAGAAAACATATGTATGAAGGTCGATCTCCTTTTGCAGTCGATACAATAGGCCCAAATGCTCATAATGCTCTAAGAAATAAGATATCCAGTATGAGAATTTTTTCTAGCCCAGACGAGTCAGATCGATTGTCAACAACATCGTCAACAACTTCGTCCCGAACTTCCTCCATTCCTTCAACACCCACTGTCTTTCATACGAAAGCTCCTCATGAAACATTTCTGCCGAGGCCTGTTCCTAGATACCCTGTAAAAGAGAATGTTCCATATATGAAAGGCGGCAAACAAACGCGGAAAAAGAAGAAATCTGTCAAACGGAAGAGAAAGAGTAGGAAGATCTGAAGATAGAACGTTTATGAAATTGAATCATATCTCCAAAGGAGTAGGAATATTTCTTTTGAAATCGTGAAGAAATAACACCATAATAAAGATCTTTTTCATTTGTATCAATAATTTTACACCAAAATGGTTCGTATCCATTATGCAATTGGACATATATCCCATTCCATAAAGGAGTTTCTTCTAGAACAGTATGTTCTGCTTCTGCTTCTGCCTCCGCATCAACCAGACGTGGGCGTGGAACGACCATAGTAGTCTATAGATCCTGTGGTTCCTTAGATCTTTCTAGAAAATACGGATGCGTTTGGCTGGAGGAATATAGAGCGGCGATGTTTCTGGAATAGAAAACGCATCATACCATTCATCAAATTGTGAGATGATAAGATTCACTCGTAAAAATGCAGGGGCATGTCTATCAACCCCTAGCATGGTTCGTAATTTTGTGTCACGATATTTCGTTCTCCAAGAAAATGCATAGGCTATGAAAAAGGTACGCATTGCCTTGTGCACTTCTTCTGGAGAAAGAGACCGTGTAGCAAGTTCTTGTTTGAGTGCATCGAGAGAAATTCCTAGACCAGCAAGATCTGCAATATTTTCATCGAGTGTATCTTTTCCATCGATTTGTTTTCCCATCACATGCTGTGTATTGAAAATCTCCACAAGGCCTTTGGTTTTTTTATTAAATCTACGATTGTCGGAAGATTTCCACCAAGGATCTTTTTTTCCTGTAGGACCATACTCTTTTCCATCTTCGTCAAACCCATGACACATCTCATGTCCAAGAATAGATCCTAGTGCACCATAATTCCACCCAAGAGGTGCGTCGACTTTGTAAAAGGGAGAGTAGGTTGTTCCAAAGGGAATACGAATTTCATTGCTCTCAGGATAGTAATATGCATTCACACGAAAAATCCCCTCTTCCCAGAGTGTTGTTTTCTTCCCAATCATAGAAAACTCTTGTTTCCTAGACCATTTCCCAAGTAAAAAACGATTTAAGAGAAGACTCTTTGGATCCAAGGTTGGTGGAGGAGAGAAAGGAGGCCATTGGGAAGGACGCAGAAGAGAAAATCGCATCGCAGAGATTTTGTGAGATGCTGCTTTTCTGGTAGAAGGTGAGAGCCAGTCCAATGTAGACAAACGTTTTTTTGCAGAGTCTACTAGATGTTTTGTGAATGCTTCTATGGTATGGATCTTTGCCTCAGACCCTTCAGATTTCCAAAAGAGTTCTGAAAAAGGATTGTGTAAATACTCATAGACCATATTTACAAGAAGTTCGAGCTGTGGCATCTTTTGTTTTTGCCCTTGTGCAACATGACCGAAGAAATTGTAATGTAAGAGATCGTAGGGTGGTGGGAGATATTCTGCAGATAGAAGAATATAACAACGAGCAAGATAGAGTTTCCATGTATCAATTGGAATTGTATGTAACATGTGTCCATAACAATGCAACCATCGTGGAGAGGTATAGTAAAATGTTGTATCTTTCCAATCATCAATCTCATAGGTCGAAAAGAAAGTATGCCAAGGGAGTTTCGAAAATTTCTTCACCAAGTCTCTTCCTTTGAGAGAATACAATGTATCAGAATACATTTCATTCAAGACTTCTGTGCATTTTTTCTCTAGGGGAAGAATCTCTTCCAATCCTTTGACATGTAACAACGCTCCTAGCTTTTTCAAAAGACTCTCATATCCTTTGTATTTTACAGGATCTGTGTAATACGCATATTTCAAAGAAGGAACATCAGGATCAATAGAATACTCATTGGGTTTGTTTTCATGGTGGAGAATCGACAAATTCAGAAACGTAGGACCTTTGGTAAAGGAAAGATCTGTGAAATGTTTGAATACATCTTCAGGAGAATGAATACAGTCAAGTGTTGCGAGAAGATGTCGTAAAAACTCTACGCTCGTGTACTGGGAACGACTGTGAAGAGCAGATTCTGATAGAGTTTTCAGTGTTTTTTCAAACGGAGTTCTATTGGAAGCTTTTGCCCTGTGTATGAGTTGAACAGATGTTTTATAAATACAACGTTCCACTTCTTCACTTACACCAAAATCATTTTCAAATTCTGGAATCTTTGTTTTACGAAGCCATGCGTCATTCACCCACATGTAGAAATCCTTCTCAGGAGTGTAAGAAGAGTTCGAAACATGTACTTGTATAGGGATGATACAATGAGATTTCTTTTGTTTGTATGTCATCCTTCGTTTGCTTTTGCTTTTGCTTTTCCTTTGTTTTTTGCCCCTGAAGGACAGTTTCCTTACACGGGGTACCTTTCTTGTAAGGTGACCCATCTATTCTAGAAGAGACTTGTATCTTCCTCGCCATTTCTGTCCAACATCTACGAACAATCTGATTTTTTTTCATACCATGTTTCAAGAGATAGAATTCGTGAGAAATAGATCCCATCATTCTTTCTCTTTGTTGAGAGGTTCGGTTTTTTGTGCTATTTGTCCAGTAATGGCTTCGAACAATTGTGTACGATATGTTTCGAGTGCTGGATTTGTGCAATCCACACGAGACCAGCTCGTTGTTTCATACACACATTCATCTGTGTACAAATAAAAGAATGCATTTTCATGAAATGCCATTAATTTGTACCCACACATTTGAAGATGCCCTGCACACAACATAGGTCGTACATTAGAATCGGGGTGTTCATTCCAACGAACATGAAGAATTCCAGGGCGATATCCATGATGCAAGATAGAATAGATAATTTGACACTCTAATGTAGGGTAATTTACAGACAAAATATCAATCTTATCATAGGGAAAGTTTTCTTTGACAGATGTAAAAAGGGAGGGGAGTGTTTTGTGCAGAACGAAATGTTCGGGCTTTACCCAATGGGTTGCAAGCTCTTTTAACCATTCTTTGTCTTGATCAGGAGTTGTAGACCGAGTCGTTAAAACTTGCAAAGCTTCATCAAATATTTTATGAGAATATGTGCGATCGTCATAGATATTGACAACACATCCTGTTTGTTCTGACAGATTCACTTCTAGACCGAGGCAATCTGTTCCAAACGAAACAACTTGAATCTTTCGGGAACGAGGTGAAAAAAATTGGAAAAGCTGTGCATGCATCGGCACAACAGCCTCTCCATCTTTTACATCTTTTAAAGGAGTTGTTAACATTCTCCTTGGAAAAGGATTTACTGAGTCCATCGTTTTCCGCAATTCAAACAATGGATGAAGATTGTCATAGGTTCATCTGCAGAACGAGTTTGTAATTCATAATATGTACACTTCCTCATCTTACATCCATTACACAACCACTTATCGGTTGCTCGAGAAAAGTCTCCTTCCAACTGTACCTGTTCTCGCTTCGCTTGAGCATCCAGATATTGTTGCCATTTTTCAGGACACAATTCATAATAATTTTGTTTTACAAGTTGTTCAAGAGTAAGTTCTCCACTGATCACACGAGTGAGCACATGCTTGTTTTGAATATAAGAATTTGGATTTAGATTTCCTAGAATCCTTCGACTAATTGCAAGATATACATCGCGGAATGCAATAGAGGACCAGACTTTTCGAATTTCTTCAAGATCACACGTTTGTAAGGATCGTTGAAAGATATGTTCTTCTAGAGCAATGCAATTCTCTTTTGATATATGGGGAACTAATGTTTCTATGAGAAGAGTTTGAACACGTTCACGAAGAGGATGTGGAGTTGTATCAGTGGATTCGAGTTCTTTCTCTTCCACCTGAGGGGCATGGAGGACTTTACGACTTCTCGATACACGTACTGGTTTTTCAATAGGAATCTGGAGTTCTTCCTCCTCTTCGTCTTCAGAAGATTCTATGGAAGGAATATCATCTGCATACTCTTCTTCTTCCTCATCGTTTTGAAATTCTTCTGGTGTATTGGATTCAGACTCTGATTCATAGACTTCTTCTCCTTCCTCCTCCTCATCTTCTCCTTCCAACTTGCATGTATAAAATGTTTCATACTCTGATGTTTTTAATTGAATCGGTTTGCTGTAGGAGGTTTGACTCATCGAGGCAAGTACTAGGATATCTCCATAGATCGTGATGCCTTCCAAAGGAGGTGGGAGATGATGCTGGTTTTCATGTCCATCTTTTCCATCGGCATATCCAAACAAATAGAGAGTCTTTGTTTTCCAGAAATACCGTCCAAGAATGGAAGGCTCTTCTTTCTTTTTCAAAACAGATGCAATACCTGCAAGACTGACTGTTTTCAATTTCCCTTGTTTGATTTCACCCTTTTGCCCTAAGAGAACAACTTGATAGGTTTCGTTTGACATTTGTGTGGACATTTTGATTTGCTTAAACAATACAATCAACTTTTAGGCAGGATGCTTGATACAGTTTTAGAAAGGCTCTGGATTCCTACTTCTTCTAGTAAAGAAACAGGAGCAGAATGTGATAGCATTCTTTGGGACAGAGGAGATGAACTGTGGGAAAAGAATAAGAATGGTATCACACACTATAGTGTTCTTGAACGAAGTGTAAAAGGGGATGGTATCAGAGAGATTTTACAAATTTTAGGGGAAAGCCCTATCCCTATGGAAGTGTTTCATGTATATTCTCCTGGAAAGGGATGGAGGTTTGAAGATACATCTAGGAGCGTCGCTTCTTTGAAGACTTTACACGAGGCTGTTGTTCTTCCGAGAGTACCGCAGGAACAGGAACAGGTTCCGAGAGTACCGCAGGAACAGGTTCCGAGAGTTCCTGAGGTTCCGAGAGTTCCGCGAGTTCCTGAGGTTCCGAGAGTTCCGAAGGAACAGGTTCCGCGAGTACCACAGGTTCCTGAGGTTCCTGGGGTTGCTTCATCGGCAAAGAAGCAACCTCTACAGGAGAAGGAAATGGTACCGCAGGTTCCGAGAGTACCACAGGTTCCGAGAGTACCGAAGGAACTGCAAGTTCCGAGAATACCGAAGGAACTGCAAGTTCCTGAGGTTCCGCAGGTTCCGAGAGTACAGAAGGTTTCTCGACAGAAGACAACAACTCCTTTATTTGTTGACGAAGAGCACTCTCTTTCTCCTTCCTTACCTTCTCCTCCGCAGGTGAAAGAACATCAAACACAAAAGAAGAGAAACAGCGAAAAAAGATGTCAAACATCGGAAAATCATTCCTTGGAAGCTCAGAAAGATGATGAGGAAGAAGATTCACCAAAGCATTATTACATTCCTCCCAGCGACTCTTACCTTCTCCAGATGTCGTCACTGTCTCAGTGGATACCTTCTCACGCTCTTCGGCCTGCTTCATTGCCCGAAGAACAGTACGAATTACAATCGAATTCCTATCACCCCCCAAAGGCAAAGTTTCAACGTACTTCGCAAGCTTCGCACCAACGTCCAAGACAACAGCACCAGTCCAGCAGCGTTTCGCAACAAATTCATTCGTTTTCGCAAGAAGCATTGTCCCGTCCATTATTTCTATAACTTTCTATAGTATTGTTTTTTTAGGCGACTCAGCAGATGAGCAACCGAGTCGTTGTAGCAATTCTGGCAGCAGTCCTTGTATACGCAGCATTTTCATGGAAATCCGTCAAACAGGAGGAAAAACAGTCTCCCTTTTCGATGGAAGGCTATCGTCCAGCATCGAGAGAGATTCAACAAACCTTCGAACCGGCTGTAGTGCAAGCTCCTCCATATGCTGATGAGATGTATGCGATGGTGGGTGGAGGGCCAAATGCACCTTCTGTCGGTCCTCCACCTGCAACTAGACCACAGATCGTTCATGTAACCCCTGAACAACCTCACGACCCTAGTGAAAAGCAATATGAGTCCGCAGAAGTTCCTGAACGTCTACGGTACCCAGAGAAGGCCTACGGTCCCGGAATTGTAAACGATGAGCAACGAAATGCTGTAGAGAGTGGAATCGCAAGCGATGCACATCAAATAACAACAAAAGCCTATCAGACATTTGGTCCTGAATTTGTGCAGAATGGTGGTATCTTTATGGGAAATGGTGTCATGGCAAATGACGTAGAAGTTCCTAGCAATTACTCTAGCATCTAGACCACAGGTCTAAACGATTCACACGAAACATATACAAATGGAGCCTTCACTCCGTTCGAGCTCAATCCGAGGGATTGGTTACAAAGCACGAGGTATAAATCCGGCTGTCCACGAAACGACGAAACGATTCGTGGAGAGCCTTTGGGAAGATTGTCGTCTAACGCAATACGCTGATTTACAATTTGCATCCCGACGTATGGAGAAAGAAAAAGGATATTGGCTCCCCCCTCTCACGAAAGGTCGATGTGGATATCTTGTGTTCTATCCTCGTCAACCAATTGTATGGATTGACGAGCAATTTCAACGATGTTGGAAAATACAAATTCGTGCAAGTGCATCCTTGTACGAAAAGAAAACAGTCCTTGCTGCCTCCTTTGACACATCCGACGGAGTTCTGCGATTGGAAGACGCACTGTATGTAAGAGGGGTTGATATACGAAAGAAACCTTTTACACAGCGTTGGGATGATTTATGTGATATCTATCGCACATCGTATCGAGAAGATACTCAACTCCAAGATGGACTCCAAGTGACAATTGCATCCTATACACCACTTTCAAGTGCTTCTACGTGGAATCCCATACCACAGATGATGTTGTGGCAACCTGAACATGCATCTAGAAAACTTCGCGTTCAGATTTCTTCCAACCAGACTCCATCCCAACCACACCCACAACCACACCCACAACCACAACCAAGACCACAACCACAACAAAAGGACCAGACACAACCAAGAGACCAGACACGCCAAAGGCCACAAGAAAAGCCAGAGCCAGAAGAGTCTTCTCCATTTCACATGAATGCAATTCCCCATGAAGAATACCCAGACACCTATACGCTATTCCAAGGAACTGTGAAAAAGGGGTATGCGGCTGTCCAAGACTTTGCGTTGAGCCAACAGTTGAAACATGCGACCAAAGAGAAAGATCCTCTTCGTGTGAAAGTCCAATGGAATGAAGAATTTTCGATGTATGAGATAATTTCCATCCTAGAATCAGAATGACGAACCGAAAGAACCGTTCTCAAAAGAAGAACCGTTCTAGAAAAAATAGGGCCCGTGCAACCAAGCGAGGAGGTGGTTTGGGAGCAGGCTTTGGATTTTCTGCAGACCCCGCGTTGAAAGAAACGTCGAACAATCCTGTTTCGTGGCAATCGATTGGAAATTGTAGGCAAGAAGCTCGCCCTGGATTTCTCGCAGGAGGCTTCACTGGTTCGAAAGGTCTTCCAGGAATGAGTGGAGGCAAGCGAAGCAGCAGGCGTAGCAGCAGGCGAAGCAGCAAACGTAGTAGCAGGCGTAGCAGCAGGCGAAGCAGCAAACGTAGTAGCAGGCGTAGTAGCAAACGTAGTAGCAAACGTAGTAGCAGGCGTAACAACAAGAAGAGCCGAAAGAACAAACGTAACAACAGGAAACAGAGGGGTGGACGCTTTGCGGCAGATTTCACACCCGAGGTCTATGGTCCCCAAGGAGGTCTTATGCCTGTTCAGAGTATTCCATGTGAGGCTTCTCGCGTCCCCATTCCTCCTCCAACTGCCTCAGGTGTTTTGAATACAAGGAACTCATATTTGTGGAGTGGTTCGAAGGGAACTCCAGGCGACATCCCTGTGCAATTCGGTGGTGCAGATCAAACAGTAGATGCAAGTTCTGCATCCCCCTATGTCTCTGTTCCTCGTGCTCACTATACGCAGTTGGAAAAGCCTGATGAAATCATTAAAACGGCTGCTGGGACGAATTTGATGATTAACAAGCCTTACAACAACGCAGAATGGAACACGACATGCACGAAGCCTCTTTCTGGAGGACGTCGATCGAACTCGAGGAAGAACAAGAAATCACGCAAAAATAAGAAGTCACGCAAATAACTAGTCCGAAAGTAAGCATTTCTCCAGAGAAAGTTCTTCTTCTTCTTTTGGCTTTTTTGATGCTTTCTCTCCATCAATCTTATAACAACATGTTTTGTAATAGGTCCGTCGTTTGAGCCATTGCCTTTTGTAGACATCGTGGGAATCCACAATGTCTAGAATAAGCGGTGCAACCGATCGTTCTGATTTTTGAACACGAAGAATTCTCCCAGTGCTTTGTTCAATTTTCTTTCGAGGAGATGCCATGACCATTGTATTGAGTGTTTTAATATTCATAGCTTCTGATGCCATTTGATATGTTCCAAGAAGAATGACTGCAGTCTTTGCACCTTCTTCACGAACCTCTGGTTTCATTCCACCAATATAATACCCAACACTCGTTCCTTCTGGCAACCCTTTTTCAATTCGTTCAAGATGCGAGATTCTTTCACTCAACACGAGAATCTTACGATCTTTTTCTTTTAAAAGTTCTACAAGCAATGCATCTATTTTTGCGTTTCTTTCTTCACATTCCACGACTTGTGTAAGAAGACGAGCGAGGACTGTTTCACCCATATGATTCTGAGGGAGTGTTGTATACTCTGGAGATTCACAGGTAAAGGGAATTTTTCGAACAACAACATCTGGATCAGCTTCACGCTGTTTCTCCCAATACACAGGAGTTCCGAGAAACCATTCAAAGACTTTCGTCAATCCATCATCACGTACAGGAGTTGCAGAAAGACCTAACATATGTTTCGTCTGAACTTTGAAAAGTGCTCGGCTAAATTGTGCAGCACCTAGATGATGACATTCATCAAAGATTGTACATCCGTACGATTGAAAGGTGAGATCACTGTATTCTCTCTGGACAAGTGTTTGAATCATTGCGATTGTGCAATCATACAAGACAGGATCTGTTTGTTGTTTTGGTCCTTGGACAATTCCGATACGAATTCCTGGAAGAAGTCCTTCTAATTCTTTCCTCCACTGGTCTAACAAGAATTCTTTGTCTACGACAATGACAAATCGACGTCCGAGGAGAAATGCAATTCGAATCGCCATGAACGTTTTTCCACGCCCACAAGGAACACAGAGAAGTCCATTCGAACCTGCTGCAAGAAATTGATCTATAATTGCCGTCTGATAGTCGTAAGGAGTCCCTGTAAAAGAAAGTTCTGATCGTAGAGGAAGTCCTTCTTCCAACTTCATTTGTTCAGGAGGACCATACGTTTTGAGACCCCATTGACGAGGAACATAGTAGCGTGTTGGACTTTCTAGATAGAGTGTAAAAGGGGTTGGTTGGGCAGCGAATACGGAACGAGACGCAAAGGCAGACATTGGTGCAACGGTGAGTTCCTTTTTCAGAGATTGCACGGCTTGCTCTGAAAGAGAGTCTTTCCGAATGCCATATCCTTTATGCGTTACAATACGAGAAGCCATGGGACCCGATCTATGAATGAGGTTTGGTTTCAAATTTAGTAGACTATCAGACTAGAAAGATGGACCCTATTACTTCCGTCTCCACAGGAATTATCCTCGCAGTTCCTTGGATTTCGAGTGCAGGTGTTCGATTTGAATTTGTAGGAAATATTGTTGTGCGTCTTATTCTTGTGCTAGCAGTTGCTGCAGCAACCCGCCAAGGAGGACTCCAAGGGTTGTTTGCATTACTAGCAGCATATAGTCTTCTTTTGGAAAGGAATTATCATCTCTTTGGCAAGTTCCAACAGAACTCCAAAGGGAAGATGTATCAACCTATACCACAGAAACAAGAGTATGGTCCTCAAACCATGCCTTTTATGCACTCACCGTTCGTAGGACCTACCAATCATCATCAGATAGAAACGATCGAGTATGAATACAAAGAAGAACAAAGTCTACCAACTCTTGTACGAATGCCCGAATCCTTTCGTGAAGAAACACGAAATTATGAATCAACAGACGACTTGAAAGACAATATTCCATACATGGAACATGCTCCTTCCTCAGAAGAAGCTCTACAGTTTTTCGGGGAAAAGGGATTCCTATAAAAGTTCTTTACTTCTTCATACCTGCCATAAGTGTGGTAAAGGCATCCGCAAACGATGTCATCGATTTCGAATCTGCAGCAGAAAACGATGCACCACCCGCATCTGGTTCAAGTGGTATCATAGAAGGTACAAGAGGGAGTGTAGATCCTGTTGTTCCTGAAGAAACATCTTCTGAACCAAAGGAAACACCAGATGCAACGTCTAAGGAAGGGGCAGAAGCAGATGCAGAAGCAGAAGCAGATCGTTGAAACACTTTGTCAATGTGAAGGTTTTGTGCCACACTGCACCAGCGATCATCCTTCGGTGCTTCTAAAATATTTTTATCCATAGATCCAAGCGTAATTTTTGCATTTATATGACGTTCCAGACTTTCATCAGAAAAGCATTTCCTTGGAACGTTTCCTAAGTAAATATCACTCGAATCCATGTAAGAACATGAAATAAGTGCTGGTAGTCCATCCACTGCTTCGATTGTTTTCTTTGTATTAGGAATATCTCGCGAAAAACACCGTGTCTTTTCAAACATCATAACATTTGTACAACTGTCTAGACGTTGGTTTTCATCCACTTCTGAAGTATAGAGAACACAGAAAGAACTGTTGGCTAGATCTGCAGGACCGGTTCCATCTTTGTTTCTCAATCCACTCGTACATCCTTTGACAGAATCAGATTCGTAGTAATTCGGCATACTGAGTGGGCATCGTTGTTTGCCTTTTGCATCCAAGATTGCAGAATAGTATTCACTGCACGTGGGCAATCCTTTCGATCCTTCCGATAAAGAGCATACCACTTTTCCAGAACATGCACCTTTCAAAACGCGAGAATCACAGCATGCTCCACGACCACCAGTATCAATATAAAAATTTGTTTCTGCCGGGCATGCAGTTAACACAATATCTCTTTGTAAGGGATCCTGTGTTGTTTCAACCGTTTGTGTCCCTTTCGGAGTTATTGTTGTATACTTTACACTTGTCGCAAAGCCTTCCAAATACGTTTGTTCGTTTTGAAAGTCTTCGTACAGTTGGAATCCTTTTACAGAAAATACCACAACGACGCCTAGGATCAGAAGGATACCAATCCAAACAATGGGGATCTTCATCTAACAGTACTCAATGAATTGGTTCTTTGACTATGACGGTATACACGTTTCAAGCGTTCCACTATATTTGAACGAAGCGTTGGTTTGGAATCCATTCCATAATATCCTCCTGCTTGGGGTGTTTGTTTCCTAGAATTTGTGGGCGTAGCAGCGGGTGTAACTGCAGGTGTCGCATTAGGTGTCGCGTTAGGTGTCGCATTAGATGTTGCAACAGGTGTACCAGCAGTGCTTACGTTAGGTGTTGCAGTAGGTGTCGCGTTAGGTGTCGCGTTAGGTGTCGCGTTAGGTGTCGCTGTGTTAGCAGATGCTTTATTCGACTTCTTCCCTGTTGCATTTTCTGCGAGTGTTTTACTCATTTCATACGCACGATGAGCCATACGAGATGCAGTAAATTCCACTTCTCCTTGAGACTCTGCCGCAACAGACCCAACGGTTGTCATTCGTTTCACAAGAACATTGCTTTCTTTCTGCACAACTCCTTCAGAAGATCCCTGGAAAATATAGACCAACAGAACAATCACTCCAACAATCAAAAAGAAACTGAAAAAGATGAGAAAGAGAAAATAGAACAATGTGTGTTGCAATTGGAGTTGTTCTAAGGTTGTATTCGACGCCATACTTGCTAGAATTGGATTGACGCCTGTTTCTCTGGCAAGATTCTCTCGAAATTCGTTTGCAGCAATGGGTTTCTTTGTATTTCTATCAATGCTAATACTCCCATCCGCTTTTACATCACGAACCACGTCAAGTGGATAACATTTAATATTTTCCTCTGACACTGTTGTCGAAGAAGGTGCTAAGGTACTTGGAAGAGTTGTGCCTATGAAATCAGTCATAGGAAATTTGTAATAAGCTGCAAGGACGCTACTCTGTGTAATCGTTGTTGTACGAGATGTACCAGTAATTAAAACAGGATCATCTTTGTTTCGAATATCAAAGAGAATGTTGAAAATTTCGTCGAACGTATTGATAGGATATTTCACATTTGGTGCATCTTGTCGTGTGGGGATCTTTGAAATCGTTTGTAAATAAGGATCTTTTCTCAACCAATCTTTTGCCTTTGTAATATTAAATCGGATAGGTTGAGCAAGTAAGACAAAAATGTATGGGTAATTTTTGTTTTTTTCTTTTATACTCAAACAATAGTTGAAAATGGTGAATTTGAATATATCTTCTTGAACATTGATGAGTTCATTGTATGTGATATTTGGAGGAACTTGTGTTTCACTGTACGATGTCCCTAGCCATTTTTTCAAAAACAGATTCTCCCCTTGATCTGTTACAGTATATTCCACAGGAATACAAATATGAAACATTTTATCCTTTTTATCGGTCAAAAAGAGCATAGAAACTTGTACTGGAGTTCCTTCTTTCGCACACCAGATATTTCGATGAAAAGAAATATTTGTTAGATAGAATGTAAAGCCTTCATAGCGGACTGTTGTGTTATTAATATTTTCTGTGATGATATTGGACGTTTCAAGAAATACATCATAATAGAGTTTACTCTCTCCATAATATCGAACAGACCCAGAAATATCACGAAATTCTCTCTTCATGCTCAATCCTTTTACACCATTTGGAGGGACCATCACAGGAGATCCATACATTGTAAAAGGGATGGGTTCGGTGATTGCAGAGGAAGGCCAATTGTTCGGACTAGGAATTTGAGCAGCTGGTGGTGAAATCGTTTCACCTATTACATTACAAGTGATAGGCATCCTATCCTTTCTAAGGTATTGTAAGGTTGAGATTTTTAGAATTTTTTACATCGTACATCTAAGCAGTTGAAGAAGAATAACGTGGTCCATCGAATCCATAGAGAGTCACTTTGGCAGATTGTCCTGATGGTGAAAGACGAACAGTATCTCCATTCATCATTTCATCACATCCAAGATTGTCTTGACAATCTTTTCGTTTGTAAGAAACAGGGAGTGTTACAGGATTGTAGGTATCTGTGCGAGTATAGTAATTGAATCGATCACTCCTAGGATCTGTTCTCCTTCCATACAATGGAAGAAGTTTTCCATCGGATGCTTCAAGGAGACCCATTTGTTGATAAGACTCTGGTTCACCTCGTGTGGGAACTGGGTCAAGAAATCCACGAGCAGGAACTTCAGGACCGTTGTCCCAATATCTCTGAGGTCGGGGTGGCCGAGAGTTTCTGGAGTCTCGAGTTTCTCGAGAGTCTGTGGACCCTGTGGGAGCTGTTTGAATAATATACACTTTTGGTGTTGCTTGAAGATATCCAAACAATACAAGAAATAGGAGTCCTACCCCTAGAAATACAGGAGTATCCATCCTCTTTCTATGGGAAACGATCTTTATCCTAAGGTGAGATTACCAGTCTTTAACATGTTTGTTGCAGTCGTCGTCGCACCCATTGCAGGAGAGAACATCGACTGGAAGGTATCCATCATTTCTTTCCCTTCAGACATCATCGGCTTGAAGGTTTGTAAAAGATTCATCAATGTTTTCTGACTTTCAATCAATGCTTTCGTATCTTCAGACATTGCTTTGATCTGATCAGGCTTCAAAGAACTCAATGCGTTCACTACAGTGGATCCAATGTCTACATGATATCCTCCCTTCGATTCTTCAGGAATTTGTCCAAGTTTGAAAAGACCATCTGTCGCATCGAGACTGTCTTCTTCAGAAGGCTGGTGCACAGGAGGAATTCCTTGTTCAGAAAGTTTTGTAACAGACTTTCCTGCTTTCTTTTCTGTCTTCTTTGGTTTTTCCGTCAAAGGTGCGGGTTTCGATTTTCCCGCAGAATCTTCAAATTCTTCAATATCTTCTTCTTCTTCTGCATTCGCAAACCCCTCTGACATCGACGAGCCAACTCCAGAAATAAACTTGGATTGCGGAACATATATGAGAGGGATGTTTACTTCTTGTGGTTTGTAGTTCTGACGCATCGTAGAAATACGATCACTAATTTGAGAAGGAATAGACCCTTGGAATCCTTGTACAGATCTGCGAGGTTTGTTCGAAATTCCATATGGTTTTGCTAGAACAGGATACAAGAGACTTGTAACTAGAACTGCGATCACTGTTGCAGGATACGAATCTGAATATGCAAATACAATACATCCTACTGCTACACTGACAAGGAGACGTACATGCGATAAATAAAGAAGTCCATAAAAGACATATGCTACAAAAGCAACCATGGATACATCGGAAAGTTTTTTATCCAGAGTAAAACCCTTCATCTATAAGTAGTAATTCTTAGAAAGCCGAACATGGAAAGAGTGTTTAGAGAGAAAGAAGTGGTGCTACAATTCGCAGAAGAACCCAATATGCTCCTCCTACAAAGAGAGAAACAATCATAAGTCCAAACAAATTGAATTCTCCTGTATGCTTGATTGCACGTGGAAGATAATGAGCAAAGAGCACACGAATAGGTGGGAGACTAAACACAAAAAAGAGGAGTCCAACGAGAAATGGGAGTTTTGCTTCGTCGATCAATCGATTCCACAACGTCTTTTTTGTAGAAGGATATATGATATCTTCTCTTTGTTCTTGCTGAGGAGCGTATTGTTGTCCCATGTAAGCACCAGGCATTGCTAGAGAGGGATCAACGGGTGCTGCAAATGCAGCAACCTTCTGTTCTGAAGGTCTTGCACCTGACATACCTGTCATTGCAGCTGCAAAATCCGCCGGGGTAGGATGCTCATTCCCAATAATGTGAGACGTAGGAATATGAGAATCCATTGTCATCGGTACATGAGAATTTGAAGCCATACTATGTGAACTAGGAGTACTCGCTGGTAAAGGTGGTGGAATTGGACGCTGTTGACCGCCGGATGGAAGGCTCATATCTTGAAGAATTTTCTGAACAAGATCTCCATCGCCCCCTCCTGAGGAGGAATCGAGATCTGATAATAAAGTTCCTGCGGAGGCCATCGTGATTCTAACGATTCTTCCGTCTCTGTATATCAAAACTTAGCCGCAGATACCGAAGGTATCGTAGGCTTGGTTGAAAAATGGAACATTTTTCAATATCGCCGCAGGTTACTTTGTTCACCGCAGATACCGAAGGCTTACATATGCCCTAAGGCTCGTATCCTTCGGACCCTACTTGTATGATTCGTAAATCCATTTTTCTTCGGTGTTTTCCATGCAGTAAATGCCTCTATAATAGGTTCTCCTGGTCCGGATGAGCATTCCATCGTTTCAGGTCGGAATTGATAACATTTCGACTGCAAATGAAAGGTTGTCTTCTTCATTTCTTCGATCGAAGGTGCTTTTTTGACATAACACTCTGCCCCTTTACAGATAGGAATACACAAGGCTACACCCGCAAATCCTATCAAGAAACTCAAAAGAATGGAAAACTTTTCGGTTTTTAAGATTTCATACATCTCTTTACTCCAGCATCTTATTTTTCATTCCTTGTGTAGAATGCTAGATCGGTTTCGTTTGATTCCTTTTCTAGTAGGTCTTGCAGCAGGATTTTTTGCAATGTCCGTTTACAAACAAGAAAAACAATTTATCTTGCAATATCCTCATCCATCAGAAGCAACGAAGAAAATCTTTCGTGATCCAAATGGAATGTGTTACAGTTATTCTGTACATGAAGTCGATTGCGACGCAAATGAAGGGACATTAAAAGAATATCCTGTGCAAGGATGATTTACATACCTTTCTTCATTTTTCTATAGTGTCCTTGTAATACACGAATTCTTTCCTCTTTTGCTTCTCCTTCTGTCTTTCCATGTTCTGTATATCCCCCTGTCATGGAAGTGTCTGCTTCTTGTGCCTCCTCTTCCTCTTCCTTCAAAGGTGGTAAACCATCTCGAACAGCCTGCCATGCCTGACCGAGATAATTTTCACCTTTCCATGCACTTCTTTCTGTCACACCTGGGTCACCGATAGGTAATCCAATACCCCATCGACCTTCTTTTGGATCTGCGTAGATCAGTGTAGAAGTCTCGGTGGATCGAAGCACTTTTGCGTAGTTCGGATATTGAGAGACAAGCGATTTCAAAATAGAAATCCACAACTCTCGTGGTTTTTCTACGTCTCCTACAATCCTAGACCCCACCTTTTTCACAGTTTCAGGGCTTCTCGTTTTCAATAGAAGAGGTCGAATGTCTTTTCGACCAAGTGCTGTGACACGTTCTACCTCATATGCTTGAGCAAGACTGTTGTATTTTGTAGAATTGAAAATAAACTCTACCATTGTGTTGGGAGAAAGAAGACCATGTTCTGGATCTGAAGGATCATAAAAGACAGTAAAGTACTCTTGTTCTTTTGGTTCTTGAGACTCTGTAAAAGAGAGTTCTGAAACAGGAGCTTGCTCCAGAGTTCCTACTCGAACGGTTTGTTGAAATGGGAGAGATCTCATCACAAGTGCAGACACAGGATACTGATATTTTCGAGTTTCATAGATTTCATCCAAGAGAAGTTGATTCGTATCGACACTTTTATACGTTTTGATCCATCGTACAGGGGATCGAAGCATTGTTCGCTCTGCATCCAAACGTCTCATTTCATCTTGGTATCGTAAAACTCCCGACGTAGCTCCAGTCAATCTCCAAGATGCAATTGCCTCCTTTAACAAAAGAGCAGTTTCATCGTATTCTTTTTCCACTGCTCGAAGTCTTTCTCGCATTTTTTCTTCATCGTCGATTTGTTCTTGAATGGTTGCGTTGCGATAGTTTGGAAGTTCAATCACTGTTTCAGGTTGATCTTCCATCGGAGGAACTTTCAAGTTCCCTTCCGCTGTAAATCCAAAGCCTTTGCGGTATTTTGCTTGAGCCCGGAAGAAAGACAAACTATCCGTTGGCATAATCATTTTTCGTTTTGGTGCAGCCATTCTAACTGTTCTTCTCACTAGAGAATGGACTCCGCTATATCCTCAATTGCAACAGTTCCTACGTATATTCCTTCTGGTGCCTCTGGAAAAGCTATAGACCCAACACCCATTCAAACACCTATTCGAGAAACTGCTTCCACAGCAAATGCAACATCAAAGCTCTTCATCGCAATTCTGGGAGCGTTTTTTGTAGGTGGTTTCACTCTTGTTCTTCTTTCCACAGAACTCATCAACGATCTCTACACAATTCCAATCGTTCCTGTTGTTGCATATGGTGTATCATGTCTTCTGAGTGCTGCATACCAGTACTCCACCTGTAAAAAGGTTATTTCAAAGAGTATTTTTCAATCCAATGCAATTGTTGCATTGACAAATCTTGTGATTTGTGTCATTCTGTATGCAGAATCTTTCCCAATTCTCAAATATTTCTTTGGTCCCTATGCCCCTCGCAACCCTGTTACAGGGCTACCATACAGTCCAGATTCTGCAGAGTATGGTGATGGAATGGCGTCACAAGATCATTATAAAATTTCTATGTTCTCAGGTGTCGTAAAAGCAGTGCTTCCTCCCTATTACAGCAATTCCATGAAGCAAGGATTTTATTATATGTATTGGGTCTTTTGGATGACTCTCCTCCCTCATTACTTCTTACTTAGTTTGCAGAGTACTTGTGTTTGAGACAGTATTTAGGAGAGAAGGTTTTGGCATTTCTGGGCCATCGGGACCGACATACATATATTTAGGAAACCCTGAGAGTTTTGTAGCCTTCTTGTTCAACATATAGTACCCATGAGGGAGTTCTTCTGGAGAATCATTCCCTTTTGCATTGAGTGGATGAACAAGAGATGTATTTGCTTTGTAATTCAAAATATCGGAATTCTTAAATTTCATACTTCCTAAAAAGACTAGAACCGATACATAGGAAAATACAGCCCATGTGAGACAAAACAACCAGAATGGAAAGGGTGTATGTTTGTCATCCGTAGATCCTATACCAAACTCTTTCCATTTTCCATCCGGAGTAAACATGTACGTTGGTCGTATATATAAGACTGCACCGACACCAAGAAGATACAGTACACCTGCAATAAGAAATGTCCACATATCTTATGCTTCTATCGGGATGTAAGAAATCCTACAATCAGTAGTCATCTTCTCTCATTTGATCGTGATCATATCCCTCCATTGTTTCTTGTCCTTGTCCTTGTCCTTGCTCAGGGTAATCTTCAATACCTGCCATTGCACGTTCTGCACGTTCGACTTCATACCGTTCAGCATCGTATTTTCGAATTGCGTTTGTTCCTCCAACAGCCCACTCACCAATTCCAAGAGTCTTGTTGATCAAAGAGACTTTTCGTTGATCACGATTCATCTTGTCCATACGATTGATGAAATACTGTTTCTCTGCCTCGACTCGTTTTTCAAGATCCACTCGAATTTGAGCTTCGCTCGGCACTGCACTTCCTTGTACATATTTTGTAAGAACTTCTGTCAATGCACGATACAAGAGTTTGATATTCATCGAAGTTTCATTCGAATCTGAAACAGGAACTTTATGAGGATCGAGATAGGTTTGTATAGGACCCATCACATAGGCTCGCACAATGTAGCGAACCATTGTTTCTCCACCAGGAGTTGTAATATTTCTCAAATAAGGAAATACATGTTTGCATGCAGAAGAGAGTTCACGGATCAAATGTTTCATTTTCTCCACCGCTAATTCGGAAAGACTCTCAGAACCTTGTAAGATAGGTTTGTTATGGGTTCCTAACCCTTTTTTCAAAATATCTGTTTTTGTTTCAACACTCATCGTTGGATCAAGAATACGAATGTTCTGAAGTCCCCAATCCATCGAAGCATTGTCCATCGAATACAAATAGCGTTGGAAGGGAACAATCAAATAGGTTGTAAGAACTTCTCCACATTCTCGTGGAGGAAGCGATGCAATTTCTTGGAGAATTGCAAAAATATCTTTCCCAAGACGAATTTGTAGATATTCTTCTTTTTCTCCAATATTCTGCACGAGTTTTTCTGCAGCTGTTGCAATTTGGATTTTACTAATCGAAGATCCTAACTCTACCATTGCAACTTGGAAGGTTTGGAGAGAGTCTGCCCAGTTTTCGAGAGGAGCTGGAGACAAGTTTGCAAGAGTCTGAAGAGTTTGTTCTGCTCTAGGAATTTGCACAAGAGTGTCACGGCGTACACTGTGTTTCAAATGAGACGTTGTCAAAAGATCTTCAAATGTATCTTTTGTAATGACAACACCTTGTCCTTCCATTTCAGAGCGAAGTTTCAATCCTTCTGCAGGCCATGCCGATGGATGTTCAGAGAAATGCAACATACACTGGGAACATGTAAGAGTGAGACCAAGTTCGTGTGGCAATCCTTTGTTCTCTCCTTGCCAACACAAACGAGCAAAGAGATGGTAGTAGTTTTCTGGATCAATGGTTCCTATAATAGGAATACTAGGTTCTGTATGAAAGAGTGTAATTGCACGAGGACCTGTAGAGAATTTGTTCGATCGTTCAGAAAGTGTTGGGAGTTGTTTGTCTGTCCAGAACGATCCAGGTCTCTTCATGGGATAATAACAACATGATGTTTCTGTTTGAGAAGCATCTGCTTTCGCGACTTTATGAGCTAGACGAATCCATGCAGTTGCTTGTTTCGCTGGACTCGATCCAGTGTCAGAAACAACGGTTGCGGCCGCTTCCTCGGTTGTGAGAACATAGGGGACAGGTCGAAACGTTTCAGGAATACTTTCTTTTCCTCTGACACTTCCATGGAGTTTCAACAGATAGTCTCGTTTTTCTTTCAAATGCTTTTGAGGAACAGGATTTTTCAAAAAAGAATCAAGCTGTCCTCGAAGAAATGTCACAAGGATATCACGTCGTTTTAATAAATTCGTTTGTTTCTGAAGCGTCGTGAGATTCCATGGTTCTTCATTGTCGTTGATTCCAGCAAGAACAAGAGACATGCATTGGACGCCTGCCATTGTTGTGTCAGACATATCCAGAGGATATCCACCAAATCCTGCATTACAGTCGACACTTGTGAAATAGATGGTATACTCTGGAATATGCGATTGAATGTTGAGAAGTAAGATTGCTGCCGCTGCACTTACAAAACGAATGGAAGAATAGACATCATACTCTGGGGCTTTTTTCCCTTTCGTTTCTCTCGCGTAAATTTCACGCGTCGCAAGACTGTTCAAATAGGTGGATAGATCTTCTACCATTTGCACATAGTCTTTCTTCTCTGGACGAATTCCAACGAGAGATGCAATACGTTTTATCACACGATAGGGTTGATTGGATTGGTCAAAGATTTCTTCTTCTTCTTTATCAATTGCCACAGGACCGCGTAGAATACGTTCAAACTCCTCATCTTCATCCTCCTCTTCTTTCATAACTGCACGACCCATCATAGGACGTCCTTCGTCGTCGAATTCGAGATTTGTATCAAAGTCCATTTCTTGTAAAGGCTGCCCACAGTTTTTGCAAAGAAAGAAACGACCTTCTGATTCTCCAGAATAGAGTAAGACCATTTGTTTGTAGAGTGCATCTTGCTCTTTGGGATTCATGAATTGTTGAATTTGTAAGAGTTCGTGGGCACACAAGAGATGCTCATCGCAAATGGAACAATGGACCCAATTGTCTTTGGTATGGGAACGAAACTCTCCTAAATATTTTGCTAAGAGTTTCATTTTTTCCTTCTCATCCTGTACTTTTCGAACTTTCTCCAAACTTGTCACATGGACACACATATTTTGTTGAGGAGGTTGACCAGAGTCTTCTTGTTTTTTCCTCAATCGATAGCCAGTGTAGAGTGCATCGAGATACTGATCACGGACATATCGAAGACGTTCTCTTGCAACAAGCTGTGCTTGTTGTCCTAGAGTTGTAAGAAGTAAATCTTGTGCTTTTGTAAAAATATAAGAGAACCAATTGACATCGACAAGTGCGAGATCACCCATATAGAGACGCACATCCTCTAACAGTTTTTGAAGAAGAGGTTCAGACTCTACACGAGCAACGAGACGTGTTGCAAGATCTCCAGGGAGAAGAGGGTTTGGTTCAAACCTCAAATTTGCTAGATTTGTCTTAGACTGTTCCCTCTGGGATGAAATATACATTCGAAGAGATGCAAGAGTGAGTTCGATCTTTTTCTGGAGAACTGCGGATTGTTCCACGGTCCATTCGATCGAAGAGATACCGTATCCTTTCAGAACACGATGCACATCTCGAAATCCATAGAGGGGAAAATGTTGCGATTGGAGCCAATCTTCGATTCGTACATTTCCAAGAATTCCATCATACCCTATAACAAGAAGTCCATTCTGTGTTGGAAAGTCTGTAGGATCTCCAAGAGTTCTTAGAATATCATGCATTGTTTTTGGTGGTGTCATTCCAAGACTGATATCTTGTGCTAGTATACCAGATCGAATCGGTCCAAGTTCACGGAGATACATGCGAGGAAACAACAGAGTTGTAATACTTTCAAATGTTTCTGGTTTTTCTACACGAATCTCTCGCTTTCCAAACTTTGTACTACGTCCCTTTAACACTTTTACCATAGAATATGGAAGTTGCATGAGAGTAGGTGTAGGAACAGGATCTGCATCTTCTTGAACAAGACCTAGAACAGGTTTGTCTTGAAAACTCGGTATGCTTTCATAAAAGAGTTCGACATCTTCGAGTGCTTCCTGTGGTCCATTCGACATGTAGGGTTGAAAAATTCGATCACTATACCCTTGTAGATAACGATACATTTTTGGAAGAACAAGTATATCGTCTGATTTCGCGGATCCTTGTTCGTCTGTTGGTTCTGCATTTGCTTTTTCCTCTAAGGAAATTGCTTCCAATATACTATCGTTTGTGTAGAGAGCAAATACACCGTTTTCTAATTGTCCAAGCGTAGGATTTGTAAGTTCAGGATGTTCTTTCAAATACGCAGTCCCATAGGTTTCACGATAGTAGACTTTTGTCAGATCTGTAGTGACTTTTCGAGAAAGATGTACGTTGGTTTTTTGGAGAAGTTCTGCAAGAGTTCCAACACTGGTCGCTTTCGCTCCACGCGGCTCTCCTGTTACACCATATCGAACAATATCATTTCTTAAATAGAGCATCATTTCAACAAGACGTCGAACTTCTAGAAGTTTCAATGGGCTTCGTTGTTGTGTTTGTGGAAGAATACGAATCAATTGAGAAAGCATTTCAGATCGTTGAAATACATCAGGATACGTTCGTAGTGCAGAAGACACTTCTTGAATTTCTTCATCCATAGGAAGTTCCACTTCTTCGCCGAGTTCAAATGTCATTGCAGATGCATCAGGAGGCGTAGCATCGAGTTCAGAAGCTCTTGGGATTTCTCCTTCAGCATCTACGTCTTCCTGTTGCAGTGTAAGAGGGGGTGCATCTGAGACTTTTTCAACCCCATCGGTCGGAGATAGATCTTCCACTTCTTCTCGAACTCGTATGATATCATATCCAAAATCGCCTGGAATTCCTTTGAAATCAAAGTCAAGAGGTAGTTCTTTTCCTAGTTCGTCGACAAACACTGCAGAGTCTTCCACTTCATTCACTGATTGAACAGTAAAACGAGGTCCAGGAGTTCCACTAGAATCAAAGGTTTCCACTTTCTGTTCTGCTCGCATATCGAGGAGATTGATAAATCCAGGCTTTTCCGTTTTTTTCAAAAGAAGAATTTCAACGAGTCCTAAGTCTGGATCT